AAAAGCTTTTGGGTATCTGGCTCCATGCGAATAATTAGCTCACCCGAAGGTTCTAATATGGGTAGCATTTCCACCCCCGTTCGCATATCCACTTTGTCATTGATAACCAAAGAGTTGCGACGGTGCTCGTTCCAGTACTCACCGATCACGCTTGCATGAGTTGTAGATGGTGGCTTGATTTCTAACCGCATCTGCGAGAACTGCTTGAGCATCCATTTAAAGATACGACCGACGTCAATGTCGATCAGCCCAAGGCGTTTAGCAAATAAGGCACCTGCTATGTTGCAAGCCGCAACACCAGACCAAAAGCGCTCACGATTTGTAAACCCAATTTTCTTGTCAATTAAAAGTTGAATCTGTTTGACTTCTTGGATGCGTTCTTCCAAATTTTCAACTAAATCCCGCAGATAGATACGACCCGCATGCCCGTAGTTTGTGTACAACTTCGGGTAGATATCGTCGGCTTCTTGCTTTGACAGGAGCTTAGTCTCGGGGATTTCATACTCTATTAGTCGCATGAGCTCGCCGTCGGGCGTAGATTTTAGGGATCTAAGTTTGTCAACAGCAGAAGCGTTGGAAGAACACAACAAAATAGTTTGCAACTTAGCTAAATTTATGGGCTCTGCATTTTCATTAGACTTCATCCGACCACGACCTCGGCCTTGCGACACGGCATAGGCAAAGTCACTAAACTCGTCCGACGACATTTTTGTCAGCTCATCACAACCCAAACCCAAGTTGTTCATAACACCTAGTCGGTGCAAGCGCACGTTCATAGTGTCTCGCTGAATAAGCATCAACTCTTCGGGGTGTCCGTAGACACTGTGCATTGCTTTGATAGTAGTAGTCTTGCCCGTGCCTGACTCATTGTTAATCATGTTAATGATTGCACCTTTAAGGTTTAGGTGCTTCATCAGCGGTGCGCCAAAAGCAGTAAAGAATCCAAACGCATGCGGCTCAAAGCCTTCACGATCGTAGACGTTAATAACTGACTTCCACTCTTCCAAAGAACCAACAGGCGTAAACCAATCAGCCAACTGTGCAGTGTAGCTAGATGGTGGACTGTACTTGTCACCCTCTGCACTAATCTCTGTATCCCCCACAACAAACGATTTATTTTTGTCTGTCCACCCAAACTGTGAACGCATAATTTCTGCTCCTTCTTTGTATTGCATCTCTTTAACCGACCGCACAATGTATCCCATGATGGAATCCATTTGTTTCTTCAGCGCGATCACGCCAAACCACGCCAACTTTTCTCGTAACTTATCGGCAGTAAGTAGGTCAACTGCTGACAGCGCAAACTCTTTGACCCCGTCTTTTGGTGTATGCAGACGCATCCAAATAACTTCGCCGCTCTGTGGGTCTTTTAATCGCTTGACCACGTACAGGTCATGCTCATAGATCATTACCGCGTCTTCGTCGCTCTCGTCTTCAGACTTGCGATACACGCCGCCGTTCTTACCGCGAAAGTATGGAAAGGGATACTCAGGAATCTTGTAGGTAACAGGCTTAGCCGCTTCGGTCACGTATTGAACAGTGTTGTCGGCTTCGGTTGCTTCTGCTATTTCTGCACCAAGCACAATAGGCGAGCTGATCTTGCCTTTATGGACGCAACCATCACAACCGCTAGGATGTACGCCTTCAAACTTCTCGCACGTATAGGGCCCCTTGATCTTTATAACTTTCTCTATCGTACTATCAGGAGTGTAGTCAGGATGGTTACGAGAAATGTCATGGATAGCCGTGTCCTTGTCTACGCAGAACGCAGGAATTGACAGTGCGGCTCTCCAACGAGGCTCTTCTAAACTATCTTGTTCTTCTATGGCTCTCGCCAACTGCATGCAACCTGTGCCGTTTACATTCTTATCAACGATGATGCTGAAACGAAATTGCTTGTTGCCCATCAAGGCACGTGTCATCTCATTAGCATACGTCGGCAAGTGATCGGGTACGTCGTCGATTGCGCCGAGCTTAGCTTTGAACTCTTCAAAGTCGATAGGTGTGCCTACGTTTTTCAACGTAACCGCTAATGGCGGGTCTTCTTTGTGGTTCAGTGTATCAGGGACACGCAGTATCGACGCCGCATCTGCCGTTCTAGCAGGGTCGGCTTCTAAACCTTTCTCATGGCACAACGCTTTAAGGCGCATAGCCACTGGCCTCCACTGTGCTCTTGATACATCAGCAGTAAGACCCCAGTACACATGAAGGCCCCGGCCAGAGTCGACAATCGTCGGCCTTGGTAACCCAACCTCCATGCAAAACTTCTTAAGCGCGGCTAAACCATCGCCTTGAGTAGCATATGGTTTGTTAGCCCCACAATCTATATCAAGCCAAAATGCTCGTATAGCCTTTACGTTATCTGTCGTCCTCGTCTTGTCTGTCTCGTACTTAGCACAACCAAAATACGCATCGTATCCCTTGGCTAGTAAGTCTTCTATTTCTACGTCAGCTTCACTCAACCCCTGCACAAACGTTTGTCTTGGAAGTCCAGTCTTTTTAAGACCGACAATACAATACCATCCTTCTGTGGAGAGCACCGCCGACAACAAATCTACTCTTGTCATAGCCGCCTCTGCACCGCGATAAAAATAGCGTCTGAGGAGCGCGGCATGCCCCACAGACGCTTTGAGTTACATGCCTACTTTGGCTTGGACTATGTTTGTGATTTTCTCGTTGTGAATCTTTCGGGGTATCCACTCGCCGACAAACCATTTATAGATCGTCATGCGGCTCACGCCAAAATACTCTGCAACTTCACGTACAGGAATGTCCTTCTCAATGCAGAAGCGACCCAACTTAACGCCGGGGCTTCTACCATTGGCTACCTTGTTAGCATGGACGATTCGTAATGTATAGCCTCTTGAGTCCATCATTACTCATCGTCAGTCCAAGTGTTCAGCACATCCACAAAGTCTTTCTTTGCGGCGGGCTCAGCGGCTTTCTTGGATACTCGCTTAGTAGGCTCAGCAACTTCTTCAGCTACCTCGGCTACCACGGCTTTAGCAACAGGTGCAGTCTGCGCTTTAGGTTTAGCGCCATCAGTAGCGGCAGGGGTCTGCGTTACTGCGGAACGTGCGGCAGGGCTATCGCCCTTCTCTTTGGCTGTAAGCCATTCTTGCTCTGACAAATAGCGCACTGGCTTGAACGTCAGCTTGGGGGTATCGCTGTCGCTGTCCATACGCATCTCTGTTACCAAAGTATTGATGCTCTTGCCCTGAGCACCAACGTATTTGGCGTACTGTTGGAACGGCATCTTGTCTAAGTCACCACGACCGAAGATAGACTTCGCAGGTAACACCAACTGGAAAATCTCTCCATCTACATCGTCGGCTAGCAACACTGCTAAGCGTTGCTGATAACGGCATGCACGTGAGTCGCCTTGACCAGAGCCTTTAATGTTCTGTGAGCAACCTTCGCATGTTTTATTCTGCGGGTACTCGAGGCTTGCATCAGGCTTGTCGCCGTCGTTACTCCAACAGTCAGGTGAAGTTGTTTCTCCGGGTACGTATTTACCCGCATAGAACGAGCGCGATACTTTAGTGGCACCGTTAATAATAACGATGTTCATTGCACGGCTCTCATTCTTAGAGATTTCTTCTCCGTTAACCATCATGCGGAACACACTGCCACGAATGGAAATGCGCTTAAGTCCGGTGTTACCTGCCAATGCTTTGGTGAGGTCATCTTGTCCCGCTTTCTTCAGATATGCGGGAACGTCTTGTTGAAACAAAGCAATGTCATTGCTCATAATTTATCTCCTAGTTAAAAATTTACTTACGACGAATGGTGATTTCATATTCACTATCAATATTGAGTCCGGGTGGATGCACCTCTGGATTGGAGTCCATGAACTCTTTAATGTTAGTTTGATGAATACGCTTCTCAAGCAGTTCCATACTTCCTTGCTCTCGCATGAATGTGTAGAAACTTTCCCAGTCATTAGTCCAGTAACGGTTCTTGACTGTGCGATAGGCAATGCCTGTCGGTGTTGAGAAGCTAGTAACGCCAGTCTGCTTTGATAGCTCGACTATTTTGTGCTTAAGAATCTGCATGTCCTCATCAAGCTTGGCTGTATTTTCTTTAAACTCTTGATAGAGTCTGTCACGTTTGTCGCGTATTTTTATGTACGTAGTGACGATCTGTTCTATCGGTACGTCTTCCATATGTGTCCTTAGGTTTATGAATTGGGAGTGCTTATTATACATCCTTTGTTGACTGTGTCAAGAATTAATTTCACTGTTGTATAGATCGATAATCTGAGAATGTAAATCCAACTTTTGCTGAAGCATCTTGTACAGGCTTGCTTCTACTGGACTGCCCTCAATGTGTACCACAGTGACGGGATTCTTTTGGCCTTGTCGGTGTACACGTGCATTGGCTTGCAAGTACGTTTCACTCGACGTGACGGGAGCGTACCATATCACAACATTAGCCGCAGTTAGGGTAACTCCGTGGGCGGCGGCTTGTGGTTGAATCAATAGCACACGTGGCTCAACATCTTCTTGAAACCTTTTGAATATATCTGTGCGCTTTGTAACACTAACGTTGCCGTTAATGATCTCGGCACTGATGCCTTGCTTCGTTAAATATTCTTTGAGCATTTCCAACGTGTGCGTGAACGGCACAAACACTAGCACCTTGTGTGATGCTTCATTGATAACCTCAGTGACAGCGTTAAGCCGATCCGAGACATCAAATTCAATCACATTCTTGGTGTCGGTGTATACAGCACCGCAAGCAATCTGCAGTAGCTTGTTCAGATTAGCCGCCGCATTGACCGCCGATACTTCTTCCCCTGCGGCTTCAATCAACATATCTTTTTTAAGCTGCTTGTAGTATTTCAATTGTTGTGCTGACAGAGGGGCAAAGCGCGAAGTATGGGTTACGTCTGGGAGGTCTAAGCAATCCTTTTTCTCAAACCTAATAGCAGGTTGCAGTAGCTCATGCACAGCGGCAACGGCGTTCGGTTTCGGAATCCATTTAAACCTTGTCAACTGATACATCACCATGTCTCTGTAAGTACTATATAGAGTCGGCGCACGTGCTGGTATGCAGAGCTTTGCTAAACCATACGCATCTAGCGGAGACTGCGCGGCAGGTGTGCCTGTCATCATCCATAGCCATTTATCATGAGACACAATCTTACGCATGACTTTGAATCGCTCAGTGCGGGAGTTCTTGTATGCGTTGGCTTCGTCAATAATGATTAGGTCAAAGCCACCATTGATGATCTCGTCCTCGACAATCTTTACGCCATCGTAGTTGATGATTACGAAGTCAGCTAGTCCGTTAATAATAGCTTTGCGTTTATTGCGTTCACCATAGGCAACGTCAACAGTCCGGTGAACCGCAAACTTAAACAAGTCGGCTTGCCATGCGGCTTGCATAATAGACAAAGGACAAACAACAAGGACGCGCTTAACTGCACCTTGCGTCAAAAGATAATCTGCCGCCCAAATTGCTGATGCTGTCTTACCAGTACCTTGTTCATTAAAACAAAATGCTCGGGTATTGAGCGTAAGGAATGATGCTGTTTCCTTTTGGTGAGCCATCGGCTTAAAGATGCCGGGCCAGTTGTAGTCTCTGTCGATGGGTGATGGTACGTTCTTAACGCCAAGCCTTCGCAGAGTTTGTGCTTCTTGCAACCCCCAAAACACAGCAACTTCAGTGACGCCATCTTCGTGGCTTAGCTCAGTGCTTTTCTTTATCGTAGTAGTAATGCGATTTGGATCACGTGTACGTAACACCAGTACTTTGTTGTCAATAATGTGCATGCTATACGTTACGCTTCATGGTATGGTTTGAGTTACGTGGGTACGATCTATTGTCGTTATCGTCGGCAACTCTAAGGTTGCTTCGTACTGTCTTACCACCTTTGCTCAGCGGCTTCTTGTGGTCAACGTCTTTTCCGTCGCCTTTATGCACAAGCCCCTCTTTTTCCATGATGGCTCGTGCTTTGTTTCGTGCGGCACGCTTTTTCTTAACGGCAGGTGTGCCGTCGTACATCTCGTATTCCTTTTTATAGGGTCTTGGTTTGTTTACATATGGCATGGTGGCTCCTTAAATGGCGATCCATTCGCCGTCGTGAATTACATATTGCGTATCAATCTTCCCGTCAACGAACGTGTGGATATGCACGATCTCAGGGTCTACAGATTTAAAACACTCGATTACACTTCGCATGTTAGGAACATTGAGTTCGGGCAAGTATAAATACCCGCAACGATTATCAATATCAATAACGATCTTTGAAATATTACACATTACATCCCACATAGCTATCTAGCCTCCAAAAAAGTTTCGTTTAGTGTTGTGCTCACAATCGTCTACTGAACACCAACCTTTGCACGTAAAGTTGGGCTTAGGATTCCATACATCGTTTGCATAAGCGGCATCAAGTCGGTTAGTTTCAGTCAACCACTTTTGCCATGCTTCGCCTTGATCTTCAGTCTTGAAAGAAGCTGGCACTAGGTCTTGAACAACCAAGAAAATTAGTCCGGCTTTAATTGATTGGACTGCGGGGAAATGTTTGAACGTCAGCAAGGATAGGAGCTCAAGCTGTTTCTTGTCGGCGTAGCGGCTAGACTTACTTGATTTCCAATCTACGATACGGGCTTTGTCGCCATTGATGACTAGCACATCAGCGATACCACGAAACCAAACGTCTTTATCTCTGAACCCGCAAGGCTCTAAGTTTCGTGTCAGCCCCATCTCATGTTCGCATAACTTTTCCCCCGGGAGATTCTTAATAGGGTCGATCTGAGGTTTAATGTATGCAAACTTCTCAGGGATAGGCGTGTCGTCTCTGATGTATTCTTCAGCCACTTTGTGTACGGCAGTACCATACATAAGGTGTTCTTGTGGCGGCTCGACAATGTCTTTGACCACGCGCATGCGGTGGTACTTGCGGGGGCATTGTTGGAACAATGAAATACTTGAATACGACCACGTGTACATGCTCACCCTTTAAATTTTGTTGTAGTGCCGTAGCTGTCACCATACTTAACTTCGCAGTTAAGCGGCAAGGTCTGCGCCCACTCAGGACGCCAACGCATACATTCTTGAACGTAAGCTGCTGCCACTTCTTTTTCTTCTATCGGTACTACGCAAGCAACAGCATCGTGAACAGTCAGCACAACCTTGTAACGCTTGGCAATCCGTAGCATCTGCTCACCGATCACACACCTAGCAAGAGCTTGGCAAAGGTTCTCAACAACCTTACCGCCATAGATACGAACTGGGCCTTTGCGTGTCGAATAAATATACTGCGGACGGCCTCTTTCGTCAACTTCCGTAGCACGTAAATCCATGTATTTCAAAGGCAAACCGCTAGGCAAATCGTAGCCAATTCCGGGGAGGATACTCACTGCTTGTGGTTGGATACCGAACGTCGTAGTGACCAGCTTTTCTGAGGACAGAGCTTCGAGTGATTTATGTCCCTCATCCCATAATGCAGGTATGTGGGAAAACTCTGAGCGATATGATTTAAGAACGTGCCTACAAAAGTCCTGACCCAAATCTACGTTAAACGTCTTTAGCTGAAGCTGAAACTTAACAGCGCCCATGCCGTACCCTGCGCCAAGGATCGTAGTCTTTCCAACAAAGCGTTCTTCGTCGGTAATCTGATCTATCCGTTTGTTGTATATGGAGGATGCCATCATCTTATATACGTCTTCGCCCACCTCAAACGCTTTGACCAAATCATTCTGTCCTGATAGCCATGCCAATACTCGCGCCTCAATCTGTGAGGAGTCGGAGTCAATCAGCACGTAGCCCTTAGGTGGGATGATCGAGGTCTTCAGCGATGACTTGCGAGGTATGTTCTGAAGGTTTAGCTTGTCGTCTCCGCCCCACCTTCCGGTGTGTGCCGCATAGTAGCGTAGTGGGACGGGTAATTTGCCACGTTTAGATATGTCAATGAACCTCTGAGTCCGTGTCTCTTCTAGCGTACTCTTAGTACCTAGTCGTGCCGCCACCAGTGCTTGCACTCGCTCGTCAGGGTGGTCAGCTAATTCTTTAAACCCTGCGTCGCTCTTAGCCATAGCAAGTGCGGGTTTGCCTGTCGTCAGACTAATCTTCATAGGAGGCTCAACACCAAACTCACGCAGTCTATTGGCAAACTTCTCGTTCGACATAAGTACTTCGCGATCGGCGCTGGCGTCGGCGATAAGCTGTTCCTTCTTGGATACCACATCAATTAGATGTTGCTCAAGTAGCGGGAGGTTTAACTCAAGCACTGGTGCCGTGAACATACGCAGAGTTAAGTCAATCAGTTTCAGTTCTTTCTTCTTGAAGTTCGCAAGAAGAATGTTAAACAGTTGGTAGGTTATCTCGACGTCGTTCTTGCAATAGTCTCCATAGCGGTCTAGCTCGTCAGGGGTAAAGCTACGTCGGTTCTTGCCCAACGCATTAAGCACCTCTGTACCTTTAGCCCCTAACCCATAGCGTAGTGCTAGCTTTGCGAGACTGTTGCCAACCTCCGTGCCATCAACTGCTCTTGCCATTGCTAGCGTATCACCAAGCACCTTAGGATGGATGTCGAAGTGCCACGCTAAGATAGCTCCATCAAACATCATGTTGTGGGCTACCACGAAACTCTCCGGCATGTTAAAGCTATCGAGCCACTCTTTCGTTTGTTCGCGTGTCCCGCTAAACCATTCAGTCGGCTCGTCGTTTACCTTGACACAAACACCGATCGCCTCGAAACGCTCGTCACGAATGTATTCCTCTGTTGTTATCTTAGTCAGACTGAATTGCTGATCGTAGTACGTTTCAAAGTCGATGGTGATTATGTTCATTTGGTTTCCAATTAGATTACTTGGCAGTCTCGATAGCTCGGGTCAGATACCACTGAGCCTTGCGCAAGTCTTCCAACTTGTTGCCTTTGTGGTCGGCACGTGTGATGTACTTGACCACGTTACCAAGGTTGTACCCTAGGTTCTTAGCTTCAATAAAGTCGATAGTCTCAATGCCACCTACCTTGTAGTGAGCAGGATGTTCAACGGGGTCATTCTTTACCCACCGCACCTTATCCTTGCTAACTTCGGTCAACCTTAAGCCCCCTACCTCAATGCCTACTGGTTTATCTGAACTAAACAAACCTACCTGTTTCCAGTTTTCTACCTTAGGTGTTTCCATCTTACGACGAACTGCGTAGACGTTTTGGTATCGTGTCTCAAAATGCTTAGCAATTTCTGTTGTCGTTGCTGTCGGGTTATCCTTAATATAGCGACGAATCTTCTCTGCACGTGTTAGCTTTTTAGCCATTTGATTTTCCTTGAGTTTAAAAAGTTGCATCTTCGTATTCTGTTGATGCTATTTGTTTTGGTTGGCGTTTATTAAGGGCTATCAACCATTGCCCCTGTGCTCTCTCGAAAGGCCACCATGCTGACCAGTCGACCTGTCTCTTGGGATTACTCCTTCGAATATTGTTTCCACTGATTTGTAACTGTTTCCGCACCCTAGGCAGATTCGGTATCGGTATACATCTTCCTCCACCTTCCGAGTCTCCCGCACTGTTGACTTGGTCACATTGCACTTCGGGCATTTCATTTTGCACTCTCCTTCTCCTTTAATAATTCGTCATAGAACTTCTTGGGCATTGGTGTTTTCTTGACAATCATTTGTCGTAACCACTCTGCTCCACCTAGCTGATTAAAAATAATCCAATGTCTGTCTGACATACGTACCTGTCTCCCTATCAGGGGCTCAGGCGGTTTCGGCCTTGGCATTTTTTAGGTTCCTCCTTGTTACTCTGTTTGCCCAACACACAACGCAGTGCCATTTGGTATGGCTCATTTGGATACCACCTTCGGGCGGTTTCATCTCATTGCACTGCGAACACTCTTTGTATCTATGGAATGGTTGCTTGCTACCAATATCCAACTGTCGTTTAACAAAACCATTCACTTTTCATGTTCCTAACGTATATCGCAAAACTTGCAGTCGTGTCGCCACCGTTTTTCATTTTGTCAAATTCCCGGGCGACCTCTTCTAATACTTGATTGCGTATGTTGGTATGGTCACGATTTAAGTCTGCTTCAACCATCTGACGCTTACGCCACCCAAGGGCGCGTTCCCATACATTTAGTTCAACCATTGTTCTTCTCCTTGAGTTTGGC